TTCGAGAGATGTGGACTTGAATTGCGTACTGGGTACGACAACGAAACAGCCAGACGTTCCATGAATTATTTGGTTACTCATTGGGCTAACAAAGGAATTAATCTTTGGACTGTTTCCAATCGACAACTAAACTTAATTGCGGATCAAACATCTTATTCCATGCAGTCAGATATTATTGATATTTTGTCTGGTGTAATAGTTAGAAGTAATACGGATTCAAATACTGAAAGGATTAGCAGGGAAGATTTTTTAAATATTCCAAGCAAGTCAAGTACCGGAAAGCCTAGCCAATGGTATTTGGAACGTGGGGCGGATTTACCGATATTGAATTTCTTTTTAACTCCAGAGAATTCAACTGACATTTTTAAGTTTGATTGCTTGACTCGTATGCAGGATTTATCTAAAGGTACAGATACTGTTCAAATTCCATTTAGATTTTATGAAGCATTTGTTGCTGGAATATCTTTTCATTTAGCTCTTAAGCGAGCACCCGACAGGGTTCAGGTTTTAAAAGCTTTGTACGATGAATCATTCAATGAAGCTGCCGGGGAAGATAGGGATAGAGCTACATACAAAATTATCCCTGATGTGACGGCTTACTACAGGTCTTAATCATGGCATTTGCTACTGGAAGAAATGCCTTATCTATATGCGATAGATGTGGATGGCAATATAAATATGCGGAAATTAAAGAAGAGTGGAATGGACTTCGTACATGCCCTGAATGTTATGAGCCAAAGCATCCTAAACTTTTTCCGATCAGGCCTATTGACGATCCGCAAGGCCTTCAGTTCTCACGTCCAGCACGCACGGAACCTATGGTCCAATTTGTTGGGGGGGCGGGGGAAACTGGTAAAATTAAAAAATCGTTATCGTTCAAAATAGAGCTTGGAAAGGCTATGGTATCAGTCTCATGAACTACAACGAATTAAAGCAGCAAATCAAAGATTATCTTGAAACCACAGAGACAACCTTTGTTAACAATATTGATCTGTTTATCAAGTCAGCGGAAGAAAGAATTTTTGAGGAACTTGAACTTAACTTGTTCAGAAAATCTCAAACAGCATCTTTTTCTACAGGAAACAGATTTCTAACTCTTCCCGATGACTACTTAAATTCAATATCTGTTGCAGCTATCGTTGACGGTGATTATGTTTATTTAAGAAAAAAGCATCCATCTTTCATGCAGGATCATGTATCCGATCCAAGTGATTCGATTCTTCGGGGAATACCTAGGTATTATGCAGATTATGATGCGGAACTTCAGACGTCTACATCTGTGGGTTCAACTATTGTTGTAAGTCCCGTACCGGATACCACGTATAATGTGGAACTGGATTATTATTACAAACCATCTTCTATAACAAACTTAAGCGTTTTCAGGTCTGTAACTTTAGGTGGGAATCCGCTTACAACTGGATCTGCTGGGTCTAATGTTATTACTGTATCCGATTCATCTCATGGAGCCAACAATCAGTCTCTTGTTACATTGGCTTCAGCTGATGCAACTGACGGTATTGCTGCAGATGTGATTAATACAACGCATAAGATATCCAATGTTGCGACGAATTCGTATGATATTAAAGTAAATTCTTCTGATACTACTGTCGTGAGTGGAGCAAGTTCAGGATCTACGTCTGGAGGTGGTGCTTCCATAACAGCAGTTTATGTGAGTGGTGGTCACAGCTGGATTGGAACGAATGCAGAAACTGCTCTTCTGTATGGATGTCTAGCTGAAGGTTATTCTTTCCTGAAAGGTGAGACTGCATTATTACAATATTATGAGCAGAGATATCAATCTGAAATTGCTAGGTTGAAAAATAGATATAGCGGAAGAAATAGACTTGAAGAGCGCAGGCACGACAGTCTGCGTATTGCGGTGCAGTAATGCCTACAATCACTGATGCGATTTGTACCAGCTTCAAGGATGAGGTTCTTGGTGGAACGCATGATTTGGATGCGTCTGGGGATACACTTAAGATTGCTCTTATAAAAGAAGAAACATCACTAACTACTGATTCTTTTGGGGCCAGTACTACGAATTACAGTAGTTTAACGGCAAACTCCAATGAGGTAAGTGGAACTGGATATACAACGGGAGGATCCTCATTATCCAGTCAAGTTGTTGAAAATAGCGGAACTGTTGCATTTTTAGACTTTGCTGATGTAAGCTGGTCTATAACTGGAACGCTTACTGCTGGTGGGGCGTTGATATATAATTCATCTAAGAGCAATAAAGCAATTGCTGTCATTGATTTTGGAGGAGCTAAAACAGCTAATGACCAAACATTTACCATACAGTTTCCTGTTGCTGATGCCGGAAACGCTATCATAAGGGTGAATTGATGCCTGCTCCAACCACAACATGGAGTTCAGTATCTGAAGAAACTATTGAGATAAGTTGGTCTGATCTTATTGATACGTCAGGTTCTTCTTGGGGAAGTGGTGCTTGGGGTCTCGGTCCTCTTGGATCTTTCAGGTGGTCTGATTTGGATGAATCGCAGTCTTCTTCATGGACTTCAGTTTAAGGAATTAGAATATGGCTAGTACATATACAAACAATGGCATTGAACTAATTACAACAGGAGAACAGTCTGGTACTTGGGGTACGACAACTAATACCAACTGGACTTCCATGGAAGCAATGGTTACCGGGTATGTGGATTATACCGTTACTGATGCTTCAACAAAGACAGAAACTATTGCTGATGGTGCTTCTGATGATTTCAGGAATAGAATTATCAAAATGACTGGAACATTGTCACAAGCACAAACCATTACTATTGCTGATACAACTGTAGAAAAAGAGTTTTGGGTTTATAATGGTACTACTGGTGGATATGCAGTTACATTCAAGCAAGGAACTGGCGCAAACACCATCACAATAAACAATGGAAACTGGGGTCACTTTTTTGTTAATGGTGCAAACGATGCTGAATTCTTTACTCCAGAACAGTTTACAACTATTTCCGTTACAACTGCTGTTAATCCAGATACTTCTGGTGGTGCTGACCTTGGAACATCATCCCTTGAGTGGGGTGATGTATATGTAGCGGATAACAAATTTGTTAATTTTGGGAGTGATCAGGATGTTCTCGTTGGGTGGAATACCACCCGTACTGGGCTTGATATCTCGGCTACGGAAGGAGCGGCCCTCGCTCTTTACCTTTCAGCGGACGAAGGGGACGATGCCGGTGACGAATGGAAGCTTAATGTGGCCGATGAGGGCATTATTACTCTCGGTAATGACATTAATAGTGCTGGTACTTTAGTTACTCACCTGACAATCACCCCACACAGCACAGTTGCATCGTCAACCGTAGCTTTTGCAGGCGGGGTTACTGTAGCTGGAACTATGGCAGTTACGGGAGATGTTACCTTCACGGGTGACATCCTCAGTAATTCTTCCGGTTCAACTACCATTGGATCATCATCCGCTGAGATAAATCGGATTTACATGAAGGATGATGGGAACGTATCGTTTGGCAACGATCAGGATTACGAGGTCCGATACAATACCAGTCTTTCGTCAATGTTCATCGGGTCATGCCTTGAGGGCGTAGCCTTCAATCTGGTGTGGGAAGCGGATCAGGGTGATGACGCGAAAGATCAGTGGAAGTGGTCAGTCGCGGCCACTGGTGGAGTTATGACGTTAGGAAATGATGCGTCTTCAGCAGATACGTTTATCACTCACGTTACCTTCACGCCCCACGCTACGGTGGCCTCCTCCTCCGTTGCGTTTGCGGGAGGGATCACTGTAGCTGGAACTATTAATTCGACAGGAACGATTACAGGCACTCTGGCTACGGCAGCGCAGACAGCGATAACGTCCCTCGGAACCCTCACAGCCCTGACAGTCGATAACATTGCCATCAATGGCACTACTATTGGCCATACGGGTGATACGGACTTGCTAACATTAGCAAGTGGCGCACTCACCGTAGCAGGAAGCGTTAATATAACGGATGATTTAAGTATTAAACTTGGAGCGGCTCCCGATTACTTTATATATTACGACGAAGCTGGTGCTGATAGCTTAACGATCCAAGCCGCAGTCGAGGGTGCCGCATTTAAACTTGATATGCTTGCCGACCAAGGTGACGACAACGCTGATAAGTGGCGATTACAGATTGCCGATGGCGGTGTGCTGACTTGGGAA